TTCATCCACTTTAGGGAGTTCGATGTATTAGTAGCCGAAGCCATATTTACTTCCATATAATCTACCACAGGATTAGTATTAATAACATCCTCGTAAGCGTAATGAGGAGACCTGACCTTAGCCCTCCTACTCATATCCTTGAGAACCTTGGGTTCTATATTTTCCATCTTAGGAATTTGAGTCTTAGGAATCTCAAGGCTCCCCTTCTTATAAGGCTTAACTATCCTCCCAGTATCATGCATCCACTGATAAAATCCAGACACATCATTATTATATATATTCTCTACCGCAACCTCCATAGCAGCCTCACTTTGCCTAATATCATTCTTATTCCAAGGCTTAGGACCAGGCTTACTCTTAGGATTAAAATACTTCTTATTAAACTTAGGCATATAATCTGGATCTTTCATGAGAGCATTTAATAGATTTATATCTCCCTCACTCAAGTCTGTAACATCTCTAATAAATTCCCCAAACTCTCTCCCTTGAGCTCTAGCATCAGCATCTAGTTGGCGGAGTACTTTCTTCATATTCTTAGCTTCTTTGGAGGTCCAACCTATCTCTACACTTCCTCTCTCACTACCTAAAAAATAATCTGGTTTAATTTCTACAGGTATTCCAAACTCCTCTCCAATAGACTTAACATCAGTAATTAGTTGATCTCCTTGAAGTATTCCTTCCCATTCTTGATGCCCTTTTACTAACTCTTTAATATCAGTTACTCCCCTCCTTTTCATCATATACTCATAAGTATCAAAACTTTGATCAAGCTCTCTCTCAAAAGATTTAAACTTACTATCCTTCACCCAGTCATCATACTCCATAAGACCTTTCTTTTCTAAAGTATCTATTCTCTTAACTAGATCAGCTTCTATAGCCTGCGCTCCTCGAGTATCCACTAAGTCACTAGTATCTACTATAATTTTCTCTGGCTTCCCACTAGTTCTATCTGTAATATAATCCCCAGGTCTATAAGTTACCTCCTTCCCACCTATTCTTTTCTTACCATAAACAATTTGTATAGGATACATATCTGACTGAGCTCCTATTTGACTCCCAGCTCTTAATCCATCCTTTAGAATTCCTCTTAGATTTTTAACATTATCAGTACCATGAGCTATTTGATTCTTTTTAACTCCCCATTGAATAGTAACACTTCCACTCTCATCCCCCCACCAATCTAACAAACTCTTAATATCACTAGATATGGTATCAGGATCTATCCTCCCCTCATAACCTTTCTCATAAGAAGGTCTCCCACCATCATCAACCCACTCTAATCCCTCCATCTCCACAGATTTATCTTTGGTGATGAATTCTAGAGTGTCCTCATAAGCTTGTTTGGCATCTATTTCTTTCTGGGATAGTTGGCGGGTCTTAGTAGCTGCCTCATCAGCAGCACCTAACTCGGATTGTTTCTCGAGAAGCCTAGCTTCATCATCAAGTCTCCTAAGCTCCTCAAGAAATTTAGGTATGTCAGCTTCTGATATGTCTTTATCTAACTCCTTAGAGATCTCCTCCATTCTCTTATTTATTCTATCTAGGGGTTTATCTACTTTTTTTTTAGGTCCCTTTTTTACCTTAGGATCATCCTTAAAGAACTTATCTATACTATCCATCATCTCTTGTTTAGTTTGAATAGGATCTCCATACTTATCTACCATATTAAGATCTTTACCTTTAATGGTAGCTTCTTGTACAGTAGTCCCATGCTTGTACCCTTCTACATTATAAAGTTTATATAGCTTACCTCCATCTCCCTCTCCTATATACTGAGCAGTAGGTTCACTACCCTTATAATCTTTAGGTCCTATAGCTCCTTCTTTCTCAAAGGCTTTATCTAGATCTGCCTGAGTAGGTTCTTTCTTCCTAACCTTTTTTAATTTAGGTTTACCTATACCATAAGATCCTAAATCATTCTCTACAACAAATACTCCATTTTCACTTAGTCCAGGACCTCTTACTCTATATACATCTAGCCCATCACCTCTCTCAATAGCAGCTCCAAATCTATTCTTTAGAATAGTAGCTTTATAGTTACTAGGATTCTTAGCTATTATATCTGCAACTTCTGATATATGTTGTTCTGGAAAGTCTAATTTATGTGGACCTTCTTCAGGTACCTTAACTGTCTTATCCAAAGCTTCCCTCTGAGCCTCTAACTCTGCTATCCTATCTTGGATCTCTTTAATCTCAGCCTGCTTAGCAGGATCATCTTTGCCAGCTATCTCTCTAGCCTTCTTCTGTTTTTCCTTAAGGAGTACAGACTTACTCTTCTTAATATCCTCTTTCTTTTTAACCTTAGTCTTCCTAGCCTTTTGTTTAGACTTAAGATCTGTCCCTTCTATCTCAGCAATAGTCTTTTCAGGAACATCCCGTACTTTAGCACTCTCATCAAAGGTTCTAAGCTCCCCTTGCCTCTTACGTTCTGCATCTCTAATTAATTCAGCTTCAGTCCTCGGACCTCTCTCTATCTTTTCCTGTGTAGTTAAAATTCCCTCATCAGCAAGAGTTTTCTTGGGCGCATCAGGAGGGAACTCTTCTCTACCTATCCCTTCGTATCCCTCCTCAGCTCTCTTAACTTTATCCTTTTCTGCAGCCTTAGCTAATCTATCTCTCTTTACATTCTCCCTAATCTGATCATTGACTTGCTTTCGAGTAGATTCAAAAGTACCTTTTCCAAAATTAACAGCTTCTTTTCCTTGAGGCTCTATAGTAATAGCCTCAGTAGTCTCCATTCCTTTCTCATACTGAGTCACATTCTCTTGAACCTTATTCTCTATTGTAGGATCTACCTTTTTGAGATCCTCTATAGCCCCCTCCACAGCCTCACTAAGACCTTTAACATCTCCAGTCTCTACTGCCTCTCTTAATTTAGTCCCAACATTCTTGGAATGGAACTTAGCTCTAGCCTTACCTACAGCAATACCTGTACCTTTAATGGCTCCCTTAGTAAGTGGCCCTACTGCCATAAGAGCTCCAAACTCTATCACAGTAGCAACAGTCCCAGCAAGATATGGATTATCTGTCATTTCATAAGTCTTATCTCCACCCCAGGTAGCGAACCTATGGAGTTGCTCAAAGGGATACATAGCTGCCTCTACAGTCCCAGCTCCACCTTCAGCATACTTAGGCTCATATTGTAATAGTTCAGCCACCTCTTGCATGGATTTAACTGGATCAATCTTTCTAGCAGATTCAAGATCTCCTAATTGTTCAAACCTACTCTTCTCAGCTAGCTTACTCGCCCCAACTATTCCTGACACTGGAAAAGCAGCCATGCCAGTACCTAATGCTAAGAAGGATTCCCCAGCAGCTACCTTTAAGTGACTCTCCTCAACCATCCCCCTACCATAAGACTCAAAGGCTTTCATGAGAGGAGTAAGTTCTGGTTCTATGTTCAATTTTTGAACAGAGGGAACCATTGGTTCTTCGTTCATTTTTTGAACAGAGGTATCCTCCACTCCTCCTAATACTTTCTTAGTATAATTCTGAGTCTCCTCAAAAGGAGGTACCCCTCCATACTTGGCCACATTCCCAGGCCCAGCATTATAGGCAGCCAGAGCCATTTCCTCATCACCATCATACTTCTTAAGGAGCTTAGCAAAATACCTAAGACCTGCATCTATATTTTGTGCAGGATCCATAGGATTCTCTAGCCCTAAATCCTTACCAGTCTCAGGCATAATCTGCATAACCCCTTGAGCTCCAGCCCTAGACACAGCCTCAGGATTAAAGTTAGACTCAGTCCTCGCCATACTTTCAGCAAGTCTAGGATCTACACCATACTTCCCTGCTGTATTCCCTACCATATCTTTGATAACATTAGAGCCTTGACCTTCTGGTCCAGCCACTCCCATTAGTTCATCTAATCCCTTAAGAGTCCTACCCATTATCCCCCCTTAGTTTTTTCAATTTCTTTAAGCATATCCATATAAAATTCAGCTGGCGTCTCATCTTTCTTTTTATTTTGCTGATATAGGTACTCAAAAATATCAGAAGTCATTTGCCCCTTGCCAGGTATTTCTGGTAGAGGAGCCTCTATAAACGCACCCTTACGAGGTACTATTCCACCTCCCCAATAAGCATCTCTATAATCATTAATGAGAACAGTCTTACCTTTAGAGTCTCTATTCCAAGCTGAAGCACTTCCACCAGGGTTTTTAGATTTAGGATTGGTAGCATCCCAATGAAACTTTTCTAACCCAGTAGCTTTCTTTCTCTGAGCCTCACCCTCTGTAATAGCTTCAATATCTCTCCTAATATCTAAGGTTTCATCCTGATAAGATTCCCTCCCAAGCCTAGACTCTCTCTGAGCTGCATTCTCAGGCATCATATTCCTAAACATAATCTCAGTAAGCTTAGAGGTAAGAGGGTCTCTCCTAATCTTAGGATTAGAAAGATAAGTACCTAATTGTATTATATCATCTATACTCCCTCTCCTATTCCCTTCATGATATTGCATAGCTCCTAAAGCTGTACTAGGATCCACCCCTATCATATCATGGAAAGAGAAATCTCTCTTAGGCGCCATGACACTCAAATTAGGATCAGCACTCTTGACAAGATTCTCAGCAAGTACATCCACCTCTCCCCCTCCTTGAGGTTGAGCTTGAGATAGAGCATTTAATAGAGTTTGCATGTCCATTCCTTGTGGCATAATCTACCTCCCTGCAAAGGCATTCATGATACCTTTATAAAGCTCTGAGTCAAAACTCTCACTCATATTTCCAAGACCTCCTCCACCTTCTCCACCAGAAGGAGCTAGAGGATTAGTCTTAAGAGTTTTAATACTCCCATCCTTACCTTTCTCACTAAACTCTGTCCCTTGCTTAAGAGTACTAAGGAGAGCCGCAAGATTCTTTTGGCCAAAGATAGTATCCCCTGCCTTAACTTGAGGACTCTCAGGATCTATAATCCTAGCTAGACTCTGCATAGCTCCAGCAAGAGTATTTATATTATCCTTATCCTGCAACCATCCTTTAGTCTTTCCCCAAAAGCCTGGCTCTTGAGTAGGATTAAGAGGATTAGCTTGATTCTGACCTGCAGTAATATTCATTATAGAAGGTAAATCAAACCCTCCAGTAAACCCTCCACCATATCCACTATCACCTAATATTCCCATTATATTTTATATCCTTTCCCATCAAAGAGGTTATCTATGGCTTCTATCCTATCCATAGGATTCTTAATTCTATCCTTATCTCTCATTAACGATATAACACTACCTCCAAAAATCTCCTTCTCAAGAATCTCCTCTTCCAGAGGATTCTCTCTCATCCTATCCAAAAGAGTTACATGTCCACCTAATCTCTCTTTAGTCTCTTTACTAACCTTGACTTGATCATCATTAGATTCTGAAATTGTACTAAGCCCAAACACTTTCTTATCTCTTTTTTTCTTAGGTTTAGTTATTGCAACTCCTTTTAATATTTCCTTATTTATATTAACACTAGTACCTTCTCCCATAAGATTAGAACTTTGTACAGAGATAGGTCCAGTAAGTCTAGGATCATTAGGATTACCCCTAGACCTAGCCATAGGTACAGTAAAACTCTTATCCCTTCCTAGCTCATCTATAGGATCATTAGGCTTCCTATCATACTCCTTCTCATAGAGATCCTCCTGTACGGATTCCATCTCATCCATAATAATATCATTAAGGTACATACCTAAATATATTATAATATAAATCAGCCAAGTCATACGTTACCTCTGTTCAATTTTTGTACATAGTTATGAACTTAAATATCCAGCAACTCCACCAACCAAGGCACCTATTCCAGCTCCATAACCACCCATACTAGATCCAATCTGTGCCCCACTAGCTGCCCCACTTAAGGCTCCAGCCCAAGGACTATTCTTCCTATCCTTATTATCATAAATAGCAGTACCACCACTAGGAGAAGCTATAAGATTGGCTAGATTTTGGAATAGATTAATTTGCCAAGTAGCTGACTCATTATCCCAAGCTAGTTGTTGCTTATCATACTCCATCTTAAATAAGAGCCTAATCCTATTAATCTCAGCTGTAAGTGCAGATACCGTACGATAGAACTCTATCTTTTGAATAGAGGCACCTAGGAACCTATCAGCCCATTGAGTAACCTTATCTATCTTATCCATATATCCAGCTACTCTAAGCTTAGAGAGGTGTTCCGCCACTTCCCTATCTATCCCATCCTCAAGAATACTCTGACCTATCACAAAAGAAGAACTCATGACAGAGTTAATATCTCTCATTCCAGCTTGGAACCTTGGGAGTACATCACTAGTTAGTTGAGCCTCTAACTTATCCCTAAAAGCATCTGCATCATCATTAAAGTCACTATCACTATATAGATAAGTTTCAAGATCTGCCTTACCAAATACTATCCCAGCACTCCAGAGAGTAGAAGGCTCAAATTCATCTACTTTATCCGCATAAGTATCTAAGGCATCTGCCAAGGCTACCATCTCACTTGATGGGTCATAAGCTACAGCCCCCAAGTAAGGATTATTTCCATCTGCTATCTCTAATAAATCATATAAGGAGTGAGTTATAGTATCTGCTCCTCCATGATTTAAAGCATCACTATGTAAGGTTTCTAAGTAAGCTGGATACCCTACCTTTCCACTACTCCCACCTCCACCACTTCCACCCATTATTTACCCTCCAGATTAATGGTGACTACCCTAACACTATTATCCCAGCCATATTTATCTGCTAGGTGTATCATAGCTTCACTTGTGGTATATGCTATAACATTCTCACAACCATTACCTTGAGCATATTTCAATACAGTACTTATCCCCTCTTCCCACTCATCTTCCTCTATAATCCCACCAGAAGCAGAAAGGGAATATATAAGTAAGTTCTTAACCTCACTATTCTTATCTTCAACAAAGGTGGTAGTACACACAGCCCCTACCTTACCCTCACTATTCATAGAAACCCAACAGTCCATACCTCCCATTAGTATATTTTGTAGGATCTTATTCTCAAATCCTAACTTTTTACTTGTAGCAGGAGGTAAGGCATCCAAGATAAGTGGTTTCAAGATATCCCAGTAATTAGAAACCTGATCAGGTAATAGTTTAATTAACATTATCTATACACTCCTCTTATTGCTCGTTTATCATCAAGTTGCCATCTAGCCATACTCTCACTAATCCTAACTTTCTCATTATAAGGTACTCTAAATTTATACCTAAACTTAATTCCACTAACTGGCCTGATTAGCCACCCCATCTCATTAAGAGGAGCCCACTCATCATCCCACCATTCTCCACTTCTCATTACCTTACTCTTAACTCCACCCTCAGCAATATCTCCATCTCCACATTCATACTCAACCTCTAGTACCTTACTTTGCTTAACAGCTCTCAAGCTCATAGCTACATCATGAGTCTCAAACTCACAATAATCACCCTCCTCCTCCATAGCCATAACTACAAGATCCCCATCAAGAGTACTCCCAGAGGTATAGGATCTTGAGACTTCTCCTACTCCACTCTCAGTAATAATATACCTATCTTGATCTGAACAAAGATAAGCTTCTTTATTAAGAGCATCCCAAGTACTCCCTATATCTGAACCTAAGAGATTAGTAAAGAACTCATCATATCCAAGCCTTTCTATCCTAATCCCATTATTATCAAAGAGAGTAACGTAAAGACTCCCATCAGAAGAAATGAAATAGTGTCTAGTATCATCTCCCACCACAGAGTCCTCCTCCACTCCTACCATCCCTAGATCCTTAAACTCAAAGCCAGCCACAGGATTCTTAATCCCACTCATGGCCATAACTCCATTCTCTCCATAGCACACTATAAAGGGCCCAAGTACTTTAGGATGATATACATTACCTTGATAAGGAAAATAGATTTCTCCAGCTGTATTCCACCTATCAATAGTAAAGTCCGCATAACCTATCTTACTCCAAGAGATCTTTCCTTCATCTCCTCCCTCTTCCGCTGCAATGATCTGACCCCTATAATCACACAGATCTCTACAAATAAGAGGAGTAGTCCCACTACTAAACACATCAGTACTGGGGTCACTAACAATAGTAGTAACACCATTAGTAAATATGACATAATCAAAGAAGTCCACCACCTTCCAGGGAGTAGTAGTACTCACACTTATCTTTTCTGTAAGACTCCAGTCACTCTCAACCTCATATATCTTCTCAGTAGTAGCTAGATAATTATGTTTCTTACCTATATAAAGAGTAGGGAATGGCCAATCTATTTCTGTAGAGATATTCTCAACTGGAGATATTATAGCCTCCAATCCTAATTTGGTAGGTCTGAGATTAATACACCTCACTAAACCTCCTGAGTCTGGAGGAGAGTTCTCATCCATCCTTAAACCATTAGCTATCTCTATCTTCTGAGGGAATTCCTTCATCTATTATTCTCCTAACTTCAGTCTTAATCTCACTATTAACATAAAAAAGAGTAGAGAACCATATCCCTATAATACTATCATTCTCTCCTATAGGCTCTATAGACACCGATACCATATCCCCAGGATGTACTTCAACTCTATAATTAAATGTTAGAATTCTCTTAGCCTGATCAATCACAAAGCTCTTTCTTGAGGAAGCTACTTCATTATGTATCTCAATATATAAATGAGCTCCCTCTTTTGGAAGAGTATCTACATAAATCATAGGCTTTTCTATTATCCCCTCTAGCCTAAACATATACCTAAATAAGCTCTCATGAGCATCATCATTATAGCTAGACATAGGAATAGGAGGAGTAATAATCTTTTGCTTCTCAAACTTACTCCTATCTAAGAGACTCTTAAGAATCTTATCTATAGATATTATCTGCTCTTCTACCCTACCACCCTTTATCACCTGCATCTTGATAGTCCCCCATTTGAGTTATTCCAGCCATTTGTTGTTCTACTATATCCATATCTATTCCTTCCACTTCCAACTTGAGAGCTGCATAGAGATCCTTCATACCCTCAGAGTTCCTCATGAAAGTTTCAAGTTTATATATACCTGCTTGAATTAACAACTCAGGATGCTGATAAGTCCAAAAGTTCTCACCAGTATCTGCACTAGGCCAAAAGGAATAGAAGAGTCCTCTAATCTCTATGGTATAATCTCCATCCGCGGGAGGACCAAACACTATTCCATTATACCTGTGTTGGTTCACAGCTACATAATCCATAAAAGTACCTATAGCTGTAAGATCCGAAGCCGAGAGTTCAGAGGGGTCAGGTGTAATTCTAATCATGGCAGGAGACCAGTAGGATGGTGTTTCTTGGTCGAGATTAGATATAGGTTCCGTCAACACCTCAGAGTGCAACCATGCTAGGTCTTTCTTAATTAACTCCATGCGAGCAGTAGTATCAGCAATCCACACCTCTTTGATCGCTCGACAATTTTCAAAGGTGACCCCGATATCACCTGCAACAATTGCCTTGAATACTCTAGCTGGTTGAATAGTATCGGTTCCGTCACCTCCGAAGAATCTATCCAACGTCTTCTGCCCAGCTTTGAGAAAAAAATCAGCCCCATTATCCTGGTAGTCAATCGTGGCAAGGTCCCTCCTCCCACTCAGCTCTATAAACTTAGTTCTTATTTCAAGCAAGTTCATATAAATACCTCTGTTCAATTTTTGATGATAGGTGAGCCCCCGAAGAGGCCCACCCATATTAAAGGTTAGTCACCTTGTACACCCAAGAGGTATCCAGCCGTCTTCGGGAAGTGAAACTCAAGCCCCGACTCCGTCAGGAATTCCTCATCAGTACCATCAACACGCCTACGTCCAGAACGAGACTTCTCATTCTTATCAGCGTAGAAGGCAGTATCATCTATCGGCCTCTCCACCAGCATAGAAGGCTCAAACAGGAGCATTGTACACCTATCAATGGCAGTATAGGAAAAGAGAGGATGCCGTTTGAGATATATAACCCCAAAAGGAGTAATCCACTCCATAACCTTAATACCATAAACACTGGCCCCAGGATTAAGCTGGACAGTTCCTCCAGCAGCTGCCGCGATCTGGATAGCCAAGAGAGCTTCAGAACCAATAAAGCAAAGTCTCTCATCACTTCCATACCTAAAAATAGCCTCAAGCTGCTCATTAAGCCAGATCTCCCCACCAGTCAGCCACGTACCACCCGCAAAGTCAGCGGTAGTACCAACCGCAGTAGAACCATCCCCTTCAAGATCCTTACCTAATATAGCAGGGATGAGACCACAAGTAGTCCTAAGAGGCTTACCATTAGCACCAGTACCCTCAGTAGGAATCCCCCACAAGAATGCTTTCTCCATTTCCACAGAGTGCATCTCAAGAGCTTCCCTCTTAAGTTCTTTATACTGATCACCAGTCCTAAGGTTAGTCTTCCTGGCCGTACGAGCAATACTCAAAGGAGTCCTAAAGATTTGAGTATAATTCCTTACCTTGGTCGGACGGTAACTCACCGCATCAGGCATCTCAGCACCCTCAGCATTAGCGTTACCTATAATCTGGAGGATCTCACAATCAGAGATATTCTCCGTTCCAGCATCATCATCCTCAAGCAAGGCTGCAGATACATATGAACTAGCTCCATTCTGTACCACGCCAGTAACCCTACCAACACAGGTTACAAGTTCCTCACCAGTTGACCTCCACATTACAATATGACCCTCTCTAAAGTTCTGAACCTCAGCAAGAGTCATCTTGGTATAGAGAGTATCTCCCGCTGTACCACCAGAAGCATAAGCACTAGAGAGCGCTACATCAGTATATACATTAGAATCTGCCACCAAGGTTGCGATCTGAGAACTCATCTCCTTCGTCCACCAGTTAAACTCAGGATCGTTAGTAGGTTTAGTTTTCAACTTCGCCAAAAGAGCTGTCAAGGGAGCATCCCCATTAGGATACAACCTAAGAATACCCTCTCTCCAATTCTTCGGTCTTTCATCAGTTGCCCAATCAGCATTTCCAATAAGTCCTAAAATACCCATAATTATATTCCTCCAAAAGTATCAAGTTTAGGTAGTTAGCTCATTAAGAACTATCCACATCTCACCGTTACTCATAAGACAGACAAAATCATTAGCCGCAGTCATTACTAAATCTGACCAGAGAAATGCCTCATCTTGATCCTGAACAGTAACGTTTCCATTATCAGTATCTAGTGATATTACAAACACTCTCCCTTTAGCCTGAGAGACATTAGGAAGAGTTACACTAAATGCACCAGCGGTACTATCACAATGCACCATTTGTTGATATATCTCTAATGTTGCAGCAGCCGTCAAATCTAGGCGACTATCTACAACACTATCATCATCAAACATTCTAATCATTTGAGCCATAATATATACCTCCTAGCTCATGGTTAACCATCAGTAATAAGAAAGACATCATATGCTTCAGATGCACTTACATCAGTAAGCCTAATAATCAACTCTGCAATTTCAGTAGTACCTTCAGTAACAGTCGCAGCCACTCCATAAAGAGTACTATCCGTACCAGCTACAATAGTAATCGCCTCAGCGGCACCACCAGTCCCATTATTTATGAGAAGGCACCTAAAAGTATCCCCATTCTTAGCCCCAGGTACAGCAGCTACCATAAGGGCTGAAGTTGGAAGTGTCCAGTTAACAGCACCTTCAGGATCACCTTTAATTACACCACCTAGAATTTGAGCTGCTGTAATAGTTACATGCCCAGCAGCAACAGTAGCTTGTTCAGTGTTAGTAATAACAATCTCCTCAACTCTAAGATGGCCCTCAATGTGCATGTCCTCTCTCTCAATCACACCCTTAGTTCCATCAATCACAGCCCACCTATCACCATCGGAATAGAAAACCATAAAATCATCATCCATATCCATAGCGTAACCTGCAGCAGGCCAACCTCTAGAATCATTCTGAGCTCCCTTAGAATCTATAGTAACCGTATCCTGAGCCTCCCCATAAGGAACCTCAATTGTATAGACCCTTCCCTTAGCCTCAACTACATCCGGCAAGTACACACTGATAGCCCCAGCAGTAGAGTCCACATAAACCTTTCTCTCGTGAACATTAATCTGGTAAGGGGTATCTGTAAATACCACCGATTTGAAATCATTAACTACAGAATCATCATCAAAAAGTCGTCTCATAATATAAACCTCCAAAGTTATTAGTTACATTAAGTCATTTACTTCTTTCTCTAGATCCGTCATTTTCGGACCTACTTTTGATTTCCTAGACCTAGATTTTTTCTTATGTACTCCAGACTTATTAGAATTACTTTTTTTCTTAATAGCCTTTTTCTTAAGATTTAATCTAGTTCTCACCTCTACCGCTACATCACCAAGTAACTCATCTATCGGCTTATTAGGATCCTCAGAAGCCAACTGTGTGGTGACGAGTTCAACAAGCTTTCCATATGGTCTGAGATCCTCATTACCTTTATAAAAAGCCAAGGCTGCAGACTGTAAAACAGTTCGTTTCTCTATCATCTTACCAACCAAAGTTGGAAGAGATCTAAGTACTTGCTCCTGACCTTTCTTTAGTACATTCCCAAAGAATTCATTAGCAGACTTAACATCAGTAAGAACCTCATCCAAAGCCTCTTCATCTTTAAAGAATACCTCCCCCTCAGGCAAGTCTAGATTAGGCTCATCAGCCTCTAGATCTTCTCTCTTTGGAACTTTAGTAAGATCTATCTCTTTAGTCTTCTCCCCAGCAAGATCATTAATCTGACTCAAAAGTGCAGCATGTTCCTCTACTGTAAGTGTGACAGTATCACCCTTACTAGGCTCCTCTTCAGATTCTTCTCCTCCTTCTTCATCATCATCTCCATCTTCCTCTTCTGCACCTTCATCTCCTTCTCCATCCTCAAACTCTTCATCTCCTCCTTCTCCATCTTCCTCTTCTTCTTCCTCTTCCACTGGCTCCTCTTCCTGCCCATCTTGAGGATCTCCGGAGTCGTCTTTTGAGGCATTAGTATCTCTAGGTTCCATATCCATAACATCATCTAAGCCCTCCCCATCTAGAGCTTCCTCTCTACCATCCAAAATACCATCAGGTTCATCTACTTTATTTCCCATCACTTCTCCTTTCATTACCTCTGTTTAATTTTTAACCATAGTTATCCATACCATAAGCTCCTAAAAAGTTCCCGCCAGGTGCCATCTTCACTAACACCTGCATCTCCATCCAAATTAACAAAAGCTATAATATCATGCTGAGCCGCCTCTAGATCATTCTCTCCATTAAGGATAAGATCTCCTAAAGAACCTTGCCCAGCTCCAGCTCCACTATCATGTAAGAAAGTTATAGTATTAACATCTTCCGCAACATAGAAGATCTTAATCATACCTTCCCTTCCATTAATAATACTTTGAATATCATAGCTTCCACCAGTAGATTGAATTCTAATCACTTCCAAGAATACATCTTGAATATCAGTCCCATCAGTATCTATATCCCCAGTAGCAGCTAAATTAAAATCCTTAAATAAAGGGATAGCACTTAAGAGACCTATAGCAGTTATATTAGCATTTACCTGTGTAGCTAAGTCTCTAATATAACCTGCATAAGTATCAAGCATTTCACTATCTAACGGTTTAGTTGCATCAACTGACATCTTGTTCCTCCTCATCCGGAAGGTCTGCTTTAATAAGCTCTTGGGCGATCTCTATATATTGCTGGGGTAAGTCCATAGCTCTCTCTAGAGTCTTAACCCCACCCTGAGCTCTATACAATCTAATATTAACCTTACTCACACAATCATTCTTGAGATTCTGGAGCTCCTTATTAAACTCTTGATGGAAAAACTTCCACCCTTTAGAATTTATAAAATCTTCCATCTCATCCAAGCTAAGATCTATATCATCCATTCATAGCCTCCTTTATATCAATAAGGTTTCCTGCTCCAGCTTCCCTCTCTACATCTTGATCACTACCTATCCCAACACTCCCACCTTTAGCCCTAAAGTCTTGAATATTGGTAGCGCCACTCCCTCTCGCAATATGTTCAAACATCCTAAACATATCAAACTTCTGAGCTAGTCCTTCATTAGCCGCTATTACTTGAAACATCTGGATCATAGACTCTGTATCCACATGCCGTGGGTTAGAACCATCCTTAGGCACAACGTCAAAATCAACCAAGATATCAAGAGGGCTAACAGGCACCCTGGTACTATCCACTCCGTACTCGTTAAGAAGTATTTCCTGATTCCTTCCGACAATCTGGACATACCTTTCCTCCGACATAAGTTGTTGAGTTTGGACAGCAAGCATATATGCGAGATCATGCATAGCCATTATGGAGCTTACCTTAGCACTTCTCTCAAGTCTAGATAAGGCTCCCATAGTGGCTCCTCTACTCTCTGTCGCACTCCTCCGCTCCCCACTAGTTCTCATAACTCCCATAACACTATCCACAGCAGCAGTCACTTGTTGCATCATCTCGACCAAGAATCCAGAATCCTTTATGTGTTGCTTAGTTACATCTTGTACCTGTAACTGATGGACAGCATCCTTAACACCTCTCCCCCATGCAGCCCTCCGTAATCGTATAATCTTCCCAGCTTTATCAGGATCTCTAAGATCCGCTATATTAATCATGAAGGGATCTACCACCAGCATATCGTTGATAGTTTTTCTTACATTAAGAACGTGGGAGTTAACCATCCAATTTAGTACATCCTGCATTCCATATACTATCTCCATCCTACTTGTGGGAGTAATACTATACCCATCAAAGTCAGGGGCATCTATCACAATAGGATAAGTATTATAATCCATATTTAGAGGTTCAGCCCCAATAAGTACCGTATCCCCAGCTACCACAAACTTCCAAATTTCAGGATAATCACTATCCCCTAAGTCCCAATCACTAGGAATTATTTTTATATACATAGGTATAATATCTACAGGATTTGTAGTATAAGTGGAACCCTCTCTATCAATATCATACTTAACATCCCTATCATCCTGAGGGGTGAAGAGGGAAGTTCTAGCATCTATATCCTTGAGATACTTAACATTAAAAAACTCTCCCTCAGCTTCATCCTGTATGAGTTCATGGTAATTAGTGTGATCTATATACCCAAAGAACTCCCCCTTCTTTACCTCATGTATACTCACATTAGGATCAGGTAAGCAAGAGTAAGGATCAATATTGGTTAGATCCCCTCCCTCATAAAGGATTGCCTCTTCTCTTACCTTATTCTCTCCAGTCTTCCTAAACATATTAGTAAGAGCACTAATACTCCCAGTAGCTTGCTTCCTAGTCCTCCACCCTCTCTCAATCGTCCACCCAGGAGTAACACTCCCAAAGCCATACATTAGTTGATCCCTTAGCATAGTATGTATATTAAGCCCCATTTTAGCCCATATGCTTTGGTGCCTAACTAGGCTCTCAAGTAAGATAGCATTTATTGTATCTCCAGGCTCAAAAGGCTCATATTGGAAGATAGGATCTTGTAAGAATGTAGCTACTTGGTATGTGAGGAGAGTCTCAAGAGTAGCATAGCTAAATGGAATAACTATAGATATAGGTTCCCTCTCATCTTCATCCTTTAAGAGTCTCTCTACCTCATCCTCTCTAATATATGAGGTCATAGTCCTATCCAAGAGTCTCCAGTGAGGATGTCTCTTACTCATCTGGTCCCAACTATCCTGAGCCCTATCTATTACCTCACTAACCAAATCATCATGGAGTTCACTTCCAGGTCTAAGTTTAAGCCCATTAGGATAGTCATAATCATAGTGAGTTGTGTATGAAGGCTTACTCTTTCCCCTATTTCTGCCCATCGCGATAGCTGCCATTCATTGCTCCTCTGTTTATTTTTTGAACATAGTTATATTTAATAAACTCCAGTCTCAACATATTCCCACATGACTGTAATAGCACCCTCAGTCAAATCCTCTCCCCCCACAACATTATGTAATACTATAGATCTTATAGCTGTGGTAGGATCGCAAGCATTTGTTAAAGTACCATCCTGAATTACATCTCCATTTGAACTATCTACTAACGTATTTGCATCATCCCATATATTATCTGCATGTAGGATTTGCTTTCCAGGAACTATTCCCTCTACATCATCCGAAGTGATTCCAATACCTAACTCAGCAGCATCTCCTGATGAGGTAAATGTTTTAGTAACCTCATAATATACTCTAGTCACGGTGGCATAACTAGGAATATATCCTAAAACATAATCATCTCCTGTATCTATAACCCCATGGGTAGTAAAATCATATGTTCCCATACCCTTTCCACCACCCAGCTGAATATCAGTACTATATTTAAAATTTGTAACATCTTCAGTTATCATTCCTGTAATATTTAATCCAGCACACTCATGAACTACTACATCTTGTGAGGAAGTGGTATTTGGTGCATATAAGTAACTTCCAGAAAGATTTACATTAGAAAAAGCTCCATTATGCATATAAAGAGAATGAACTGCACCTATGGTATTAACTATTGAATACCTAGGTCCCTTAATATTATTTATAGACGCATCACTACTATTATTAAGTAGAATTCCATGTTCTATGCCATCACTATAAATACTTGGCAGTTGAATATTTTCTATAGTACAGGCATCGTCAGGATCTATTATTACTCCCCTTGTAGCAGTAGCCCCTACAACACCATTTAGGTCTGACATATCAATGTTGCGAATAACTGTGCTAGAATGAGCCGTATCAATTATGTCCATGACTTCACCCGTAGCATCATTGACCTTTGCAATACCAGATATTCTAACATTTTCTACTGTATATCCGACTGTATTACCAGTACCAGCAGTTATCCTAAAACCAACTAACCCGTGATCTACATTCATATTAATATTAATATCTCTTGCATAATCATTATCTTCTACTCCAAGAACAACAGCTGTCCCACCCACAAAATTATAGCCTGTAATATTTCCAGTTATTCCTTCTCCACCTCCTGAAACAAATATACCCCTAAGTAAATCATCAAATATTAAATCAAAAGTTTGCCCCTTATCATTATATCTATATATAATTCCATATTGAGTATCTTTAACAATTCCCTGCACATGACAATTTTTAGGTTTATCTCCTGTCCTAGTTGCATCAGATGATATTACCCTACATAAAGAATCACCCCCATTCACTACTCCTCCTGTAACAGTAACCCCATCACAAGCCCCACATATTTGAACCATAGTATTAGTTTCATCTAGCCAAGGAGGGCCAGTACATATTCCATCATAGAACCCACACAAGACATTAGCATCTGTACAAGCATATAAAACAAACACCCCACCCATAGGTGTATTTGCACTAACCGATGTTTGTTTAACTGTAGCTCGGCTAAAATCAATCGTTAGTCCAGAAACTCCATTAAACACACAGCCCGAGGTACCTAGCCCACCAGGATGTGTCTCCGTAGCTTCAAGCGTGTATTCACCTGGAGGAAAATATACATAAGCATTGTTAATAGTATTATCTGAAATAGTTTCCGAAATTTCAATCACAGCATCTGCATCTCCCCCCCACCAAGCTACATTCCAAGGTACATTACTACCTAATATAATCTCCCCACCTAAGCTTGTATCAAATATCTGATAATTTCCAGCATCTACACTATATATAGTAACTGTCTTACCACTAGCTGGAGTAATAAGAGCCCCAGGATTAATTCTAAGATTTACCTCAACTCCAAAAGTAGTATCATCTGCAAAGGCATAAACTATATCTGCGGGTAACTCTATTGTTCCTTGACTACCACTGGCTGCTAATATAGCATTAATCCAAGCAATAGTTCCAGATGTCCCACTAAGACTATGATCAGATTCATCTGTGTCAGGAAAGTACACTTTCTTAATTACAGATTCAGGGCCATAGGTAATATTAGGAGCAACTAAAGTTGTAACAGTAGCATGATTAAGTACATTAGTACTTATAGTAGCTACATCTGCAGTTATTGTATCTGCAACTATATCTCCAACAGTATATTCAGACCCAGTCATAGTATTCACAGCTAACGTACCAATAGTGGCATAAGTAAAAGTACCAGTACTAGCTACAATAGTACCTCCACTTATATCAGCTGTATTAGCTGTAAGGGTTGCAGTAGTTAAATTCTTTGTAGTAATATCTGGGATATAAGTAGTTCTCGCCCCATAAAGAATTCCACTAAACGTAAATAGTATACCTAATGCCAAAACTACTTTCTTCCAAGTTAACCCTACTTTACCTTCCATATCCCTCTCCTATGTTCATTTTTTGAACAGAGTTATGTAATCGTCCCACCATTATTACCAGTAACTACCCATCCTTCATTATCAGCATAACTTAAAGTACATCCTTGTCCTACCCCAGTAAAAGTTATTTGAGATCCTCCAACCATATTAGCTGGAGTTATTTTCCAGGTATCCCCAACATTCCCTAGAACAACACAATAGATATTCTTAACTTGTCCACTTGTACCATTAGCAAGAGTAACATTATCAAGATCTGCATCCCCATTGGTAGTTACTTCTGTATTAATGGTAGTTAATGATGCAGCTACTCCATCACTAGTAGCTGTTATCTCATCAGGAGTATTACTAAAACCTGAACCAATCTCAAAAATATCCTCATCCTCTTTATAAGTTATCTGACCATCATTCGTGTCCCCAGTAAATACTATAGCTGTATCAGCATCAGCATCTTGACCTATATAGAGATCACCATTTATACGTACTGATGGGCCTGAAAACCTATGTCCTGTATCAGCATCATAATCTATATATCCATCATCTACTGAAGAAATAGAAAGAGCAGTATCTCTAAAAAATATCTTTTCAGCTAACTCTATTAAAATATCATCTGAAAATTGTAAGTAATCCTCAGTATTTTTCCATGTTACTACACCATCATTAGTACTAGACATAAATTTTAAAATAGTATCAGCATCAACTCCATTCCTTCCTAAGTCTATAGCATTAGAATAAAGTTGTAAATCCTGCACAACTATACTAATTAGATTTGCACCACCAGAGTAAATCCAACCATTAGAATCACGAAAGAATATTTGAGTACCCCCATCCATTAGTATATCATCTGAGAATTTAAAGTAATCCTCATCTTCCATCCATTCTATAATACCATCATTAGTCTCTCCATCGAAAGTAAGCTTATAATCAACTCCAGTAGCACCATTTCCTATAGTAAGATCATTCCCTAATTTAACTTCTGAGTTAGTATACTTACCAGCCACAGCAATCCAAAACCCACTAGAGCCTGCTACAACATAAGGAATATTAATTCCAGCTGCACAAGCACTATCCCATTCATAGACTGTAATCTGATTAGCATCAGCCTCTACCTCATAACATACTATAACTGACCCAGCATCGCCTCCATAAAGAACAAGTTCTGCTGATGGATCATCTATATCAACTACTGGAATAGGGGAAATAAGTCTAGAGTTCACATCCTCAAGCCTTACCACATCTTCATCATTAGTAGGAGCCCCATCAGCCCTCATTTTCCCCTCAGTATATATCCCCTGGTGATTAATGAGAGGATGTGCATCATTATACACATCACTATCATCATAGTAAAAAGGTCCATGAGAACCTACATAATACATCTTCTGTGCCATTAGGCTACCCTCCAATCTTGCATGGGAGGCTCATCATAATCCTCATCCTCAAGATCTAGGAACTCATTCTCCATCTCTTCATCCGTAGGATCAAAATACCTAAGTCCACTCTCTAACATTGGTACAAAGTATGCCTCAGCATCCATACAGTCAAATCGAGCAGAGCGAGGGAAAGAAAGTAGTTGGGCTTCGAGCGGACCACAACACGCCCTGTTATGGTAGACATTTCCCATCCTATAAAAAGGAACCATCTGTGCGATTCTCTTCTCTTTCTTATCCCTCGCTTTTAGCTCAACAAACTCTAACCCCATCATTCTTCTCTTTATCATCTCATTCTTGATAGGGTAAGTAATGAACTCATTTAGGGAGGTTACTTCCACTCCAAGCACCCTAGCATTTAATTTTAGGCACATAGCAAAGATAGCTTCATAAAGCTGATCGGGATAGAGCTTCTGTGCTACTAAATCCCTTATATATATTTTGTTAGCAACTGTATCCACTCCTATCCCGATAACAGCACTTTCAGCACTATGTAACTTAACCGTTTTGGCTGGATCAACTATAACCATATTCTCAATTCGAGCATCAGATATAGCTAGATCACTCTCTTCATAGTACTTAAAGTAATCTTGCCTAAACGTAGCATCCTCAGTAGATATAGGCATATTCCTATATTCCCGATAGAATACATCTAACTGACCCCTAGCTGCATAAGACTCAGCAAGCTTTTTAACTTCCTCATCATCCATATAGTCAGGCCAATTACTAACATAATTATCATCACAAAGCTCAAGTCTTACACTATACCAATCAGGATCATCCAAGAGATTTTGGAGGAGAGAATCCTCATGAAGAATGGTACCTACCACAACTATTTTCCAATCCTTCCTACTCCTATTAATAGAATTACAAACATCAGCAAAGAACCACTCTTTCTTCTTAGCTCTTTGTTCCTCACTCTTTACCTCCTCAGCATCCTCCATATCATCTCCAATAATGAGATCAGGCCTCTCATTACCATAGAGAATACCCCTTACCTGCTGACCACTACCCCTAGGGAGTACCATAGTTCCACTACTTGTAATCCAGCTCTCTTGAGAGAATCTATCACTTTTCATATTCCCAAATACTGATTTCACCATAACATTATTTAGGAGTTCATTTTTAAGGTTCTCACTCTGCATTACTGCTTGAGTAGCAGTATTAGAAATAGGTACAATAAACTTCTTCTTTCTTAAGAGTATATTAGAGGCTGGGAAAGAGAAGTTAACAGTACTAGTCTTACCCCAACCTCTAGGAGCCGCAATAGCCGCCTTTTGTATATCATCCCTATCCAATATATTAAAGATAAGCTTACTCATTTCAGAGAAAGGATTATAAAACCTATCCGGAAATATAGTACTAGAAAAGTACTTTATATCCCCATAGCAATTGTAAAGTATATCTTTTACTTCTGGTGAATTAGGTTCTATAATTCCAGGATCTTCTACATAACTCATGGTGCTATATACCTCTTTCTCTTACCTTCATAAGTAGCACTCTTACGAGCAAACTTTCCTACACTCCATTCCCAAGCTTTATACCTTATCCTAGCTGCCCACTTATATCCTTTCTTAGTGTCAGCTATACAATATTCCTTAAGGAGTTTATCCGCCAAAGGTCTCCACTTTAATGATAAGAGTTCTAACCTCATCATTTTATAGAGAGCATCATGAATACCTGATCCCCTCATATTAGCCTTACTATCCTTGGTAGGCCCAGAAGCTCCATCATAGGCAAAGCCAGGTTTTAACCAAAGGAGACCATCTTTACTCAAGGAGGCAAAAGGTATCTCAATATCCTTCTCTATAGTAAGAGGTAGTTGTACCTTAAAATCCTCAACTATTTGATACTTATATCCCTTCTCATATACTAACTTAGCATTAGATATTTCCATATATTATCTCCTATTGGCATCTAATTGCTAAACCAGGTGCACCAGGAGGACCATCTATAATAATCATATCCATAGGTCTAGGTCCAACAGCAAACAATAATTCTGGTGAATATCCACTTGTTCCTTGTATATTCCATGCAGTAGCAACAGCCTTATAAATCGTCCATTCTGTAGGAGCAATAGTTTCAAGATGAGTCATACTGCCAGGAGTTTGTCCATCTTCACCAAGCATAGGTACTCCAACACCATATTCATCAGATTGTAATACTACATAAATATGATACCCATCTACTATCTGAGGTGTTGGATGATCTACCTCAAAAGTAAGATCAGCCCCATATGTCATACTCGTGATGGATAGCACCAGCATTACTATGAAAGACTTGAAAACCTTCCCCAAGAGCCCCCCTAATATCGTCGATAGCGACTCCTTGTCCTTGTGCGTCCCAAGCCAATCCAAGTTCGTGAAATGTACCAGGTCCATGATTACCCTCCTCTATTGATGTGCATTTATAATCTAGGCCCTTACTCGAGTAGAGCCTCTCCAACCGCCCGAAGCCCTTCTGAGCTATAGGATGTAACTTTCCTCTTACTCCTTTTTTGAACCAAGTTGTCATCATAATACCCAAAGTTATAATCTAACACCTTAATAATATTTTCATCTACAGGCATACCAAGTAAGAGATCTCTAATGATATACCTATAAGCCATCCTCATTACATGTTCCCTGTCCGACTTGTCCTCGTAGAGAGGAATAAACTCTCTCATACTCTTTCTCCCAAGACTTCTGCCATTCAGTTATGTGTTTGTATAGTAAACTTAAACTATACTGAGCCTCATCATACTCCTCATCCTCTAAATGAGTAATACAAGCCTTAACAGTATTAATACACATCTCACACACTTTCTGGTTCCATTCAGGAGGCATAATATTACTCCAAGGCATCTAATCTATTATCAAGTTCCTTATCACAGTCATCATGTTTCTCATCAGTCTTTATAGAACGTTCTCTCTCCTCCAAAATAATACGCATAGCATTATTAACAGTATTCTCCGTCCTCTGAACAGATAATGCAGTTTGCTTACTATTCTCCATCATTACATCTTTATATCTCCTAAACTCATCATCATTAGCTTTAGCACCTACCGCTAACCAAAGATAACCTAAAAATACTAGAAATCCTAAAGCTATAGTTATTAGTGTACCATATATCTCTTTTCTAGGAGGCCTAATTTTATTACAACTCTCAACAGCCCCAATCTTCTTAAGCATATCTTCCCTACACTCAGGACATTCCACTTGATACCTCCGTTCAAAAATTGAACATAGTTATGGATGACTAAGAACTCTCTCAAGAAATATGTGCATAATACCATGATCCATCTGGTTAATTAAGAAAGATCCAGATTTACCTATTAAGCCTAAATATGGAGTACTAAACGCTTCATCCCCATCCACACTAGTAAAAATAGGAATAAGGACATTCCCACTAGCATCATGAACTTCACATAAATTTGTAGCTGCAATATCTCCACCACTCCAAGTTACATAAGATATAACCGCTGAACTTAATACTGCTACCACATCAGTATCAGCAAATACATCATAGTCATCCCCATCAGCCACTACTCCTGTAACTATAATAACTTGATCACTATTTATAGCCGCAGATCCTGCCCCAAAACAAACATTAGAACAAAGTAAAAGTATAAATAAAACTAAATTAAGTATTCTCATATTTCCTCCAAAAT